TTCTATCCCGCTTTGGAGCCTCATACTGGTCGGCTCCGTGTTAATGGCACTCCCGTACATCATGATTCTTTTATTAACAATTTACTTATTAATCATAGCAGGGCTAAGAAGGCTAAAGTTGATTTTGCATGGAAAATGATTACATACAAGGCTATCACAGACAACAATCAGCCTTTATGGCAAAGCTTCTTTCCAAAGTCGAAATTAGAAGAAAAGAAGAAGTTTTATGCAGATTCAGGAAGACCTCAGAAGTTTTTCCAAGAATATATGATGGAGGTACAAAGTCTTGAAGATTCATTATGGACTAGGGAACATATTAAATACTGGGAAGGTTACTATGACTACGATGTTGAAGAGAATCAAAGTTACTTGGTTATTGATGGAGAAAGATTTCCTGTTAATACCTTTGTTGGTTGTGATCCTGCCACTGATATTGATACTAAGGAGTCTGATTTTTCTGTTATATTGGCTATTGCGATTGACTCAGAGAATAATCTCTACGCTTTAGAGTATGAAAGACACAGGAGTATTCCAACTGTAGGACAAAAATCTATTGATGGTGAAAGGATGGGAAAGAAGGGTGTAGTTGATTATATAATGGATATGCATGAGAAGTATCATTGTATATCAAGTACAGTAGAAGACGTAGCAATGAATAGGAGTGTATTCCAAGCTCTAAATTCAGAAAGAAGGCGTCTAAATAAGTTTGAAATAGCAGTAATACCTGAAAAACCAGGCGGAAGGCAGAAGATTAACCGTATATATAGTGGTCTTTCGGGTAGATTTAGTACCGGAACGGTACATTTGCGAGAAAATATGTTTGATTTAATCAACGAAATTGTTACTTTTGGGCCGAGAATGGCTCATGATGATACCATTGAGACTCTTTATTACGCACAAATGCACGCTTTCCCTCCCAGTATGAGGAAAGATGGAGAAAGTAGAAAATGGTACAAACCGAAAAGAAAAGCGAAGCATTGGGTAGTAGCATAATAATAATAGGAGAATAATATGCCTAAAGGTGGAACAGCAAAAAAGAAAAAGAAATATGGAACGGGAGTTGTTGGTCAACTAGCAAAGCGTAGGGCTGAAAGACAAGCTAAAGGTAAATGGACTTTAGGTGAAAAGCTTACAAAGGCTGGTAGAACAAGAGCATCATTAAGAAAAACAAAAAGAAAAATCACTAAGGCTATGAAGCCAGGTGGAATACAAAAAGCTCAAGCTAAGCTAGCAAAGAAGAAAAAGAGAGCTGCTGCGGTTTCTAAAGTGAAATCAGCAGTACAAGAAGTAACTCAAGCTGGCCGTCGTAAGAAAATTGGTGCTTCTAAAGGCACTAAAGTTCGTACAAAAGCTACAGGTGTACAAAAAACTAAAGGCGGAGAATACGTTAAGTATGCGAAAGGTTCAAAGTCAGCTGGAAAGTTTAAATCCGCTTTCAAAAAAGGATGTGCAGGCGGAGCTAAGTCTTTTACCTGGGACGGTAGAAAATATAGCTGCGCTAAAAAATAAGTGATTAGTATAAGTCAAATGCGGTCTTTGATCGCTAGTACTTGCTCAAAGTTAGGTGATAAATACGCTTCTGAGGAAGCAGTTGACTTGGTATTAGCGACTGGGATTGTTGAATCCAGGTACGAATATATTAGACAGATGGGAGACGGCCCTGCTCGTTCGTTCTGGCAAGTAGAGCCCGCTTCCGCTGTAGATAACCTAGCTCATTATTTAGTTCATAGGTCTAGTCTCATGCAAAAATGTGCAGAGGCTAGTCTTGTTGATGTAAAGCATTGGCAGAATTATGATGAAAAAGTATGGGCTGATATATTAGAAAAGAATATTGCATCAGGAATAATTCATTGTCGTTTAAAGTATTGGAGAGTACCTAAGAGGATGCCTAATACATTGGAAGGACAAGCTGATTACTGGAAGAAGTATTACAACACAGAGGGTGGCAAGGGTGACCCTGAACATTTTATTGAATCTGTAAAGAAGTGGTTAAGATGAATGGTCTAAAACCTGATAAAAAAGTAGAGCAAGTTAGAAGCGCTGGTAAATATGATGAATATGCTAATAGAGCCAGGAAAATGAGAGAGGGTATGGAAAGACCTAATCTTGATAAGTATGGGAAGAGAGTTGGAGAGTCAACACACATAATGGTTAGTGCAAATATTGACGATAGAAATGTTGCATTTCCTACATTGTTTCCACATAAGGAAAAGGCTGGAAGATGGGTTGATTATTCAGGAGGTCAAAAGGAAGGTGGAGGGTCAGATATATCAGGAGCTTATTATGAGGCTAGACAACGTGGAGAGGTATTTGAATTTGGTCAAGACGAAGGAGAAGCAAGAAAATTCGCAAAGGGAAGTTGGAAGGATAAATAATGGCTAGAATGACAAATAAGAAAAGAGCACAGCAGAATAAACAGCTTTGGGATAAGGCAAACTCATCTCATCGTCAGAGGTGGCAGGTATTAAGTCAGAAAGGCTTTGATTTTTATCTAAACGAACAGCTTACGAAAGAAGAATTAAGTGCTCTTGACGAAGCTGGAATGCCAACATTCACTATTAATAGAGTAACTCCTATTATAGAGATTATGAAGTACTTTGTTACGGCTAACAATCCAAGATGGAAGGCTGTAGGAGTAACTGGTGATGATGTAGATGTCGCTCAAGTACACTCTGATATAGCTGATTACTGTTGGTATAACTCTAATGGAAAATCAATATACAGCCAAGTAGTTTTAGATAGTCTTACAAAGGGTATCGGATACTTCATGGTTGATGTTGATAAAGATGCCGATAGAGGAATGGGTGAAGTTGTATTTAAGAGAATTGACCCATATGATGTATATGTAGACCCTGCCAGTAGAGATTTTCTATTTAGAGATGCTAATTTTATATCAATAAGAAAGAATGTAACCAAGACTCAGTTAAAGAATTTATTCCCTGAGTTTGCTGGGAAGATAAATAAGGTTACAGGCAAAGCTGACTATGTGAGTTATTCTCAAAGACCTACAATAGCTGCTGAATCTATCCAACCTGAAGATATTACAATGGGTATAACGATAGAAGGCGAAGATGACGATATTATTCCATATTATGAAACATATGCTAAGAAAAAGCACGCATATAGAAATGTATTTATAAAGGTTTTGCCATCTCCTGTGCAGATGCAGGCGATAAAAGAGTCAGTAGAAGATGATATGGCTGAGGCTGAAAAAGAAATTGAAGTTCAGTTAAAAGAAAAGATGTTAAGTATACAGCAGTCATTAGAAGCTGGTGAGATTATTCCTGAAAGGGCTCAGCTAGAGACTGAAAGAGCTAGTAAGATGGCTGAGCAAGCTATAGAAGAAAAGAAAGTTCAGCTAACTTCAGAAGCTCAAGATGCTGCGACTATCATTGATCAGAAGATAATGACTGAAGAAAGTTATAATATTCTTGCAAATAGTGATGAAATGCAAGATCAGATTATTGAAGCTATACAGTTCTATGAAAATAGAGTTCATTTAACTTGTACGGTTGGTGACGATATTTTCTTGTATGAAAGGGTATTGCAAGTTACAGAGTATCCTATTATTCCTATCCCTTATATGTATACAGGAACTCCATATCCAATGAGTGCTATTACACCTTTAGTTGGTAAACAACAGGAAATTAATAAAGCTCATCAGATTATGTTACATAATGCGAACCTTGCGTCTAATCTTAGATGGATGTATGAAGAAGGTTCTGTTCCTGAGGAAGAATGGGAACAATACTCATCTTCACCTGGGGCTTTGTTAAAGTATAGACAAGGATTCTCGCCTCCTACCCCTGTATTACCAGCTCCTATCAACAACGCTTTTTATACTATTACTCAAGAGGGTAAACAGGATGCTGAATATATATCAGGTGTTCCATCGTCAATGATGGGATTTACTCAAGATCAGCCTGAGACATATAGAGGATTACTTGCGAATGACGAATTTGGTACTCGTAGATTAAAAGCATGGATGGGAAGTATTGTAGAACCTGCTTTAGAATATTTAGGTAGATGTTTTCAGATGAGGGCTCAAAGTCATTATACTGTTGAAAAAGTATTTAGAATTGTACAGCCTGAAGCAGGTCAGCAACCTGATGGAGATAAAGAAGTAAGAATTAATATTCCTGTATATAATGATTATGGTAAAGCAATATCTGTATTCAGGAATTATTCATCTGCAAGATTTGATATAAGAATTATAGCTGGTACTACGATGCCTATTAATAGATGGGCATTATTAGAAGAGTATTTCAAGTGGTTCCAAGCTGGATTAATAGATGATATTGCTATGATAGCTGAAACTGATATTAGAAATAAGAAGCAAGTAATTGAAAGAAAATCAATGTACTCACAGCTTCAAGGTCAAGTCTCATCGATGGAAGAGGCTATTAAAGATAAGGATGGAACTATCGAAACATTACAGCGTCAATTAGTACAGGCTGGTATAAAGATGAAAGTCGGAGATGCTGCAATGGAAGTTAGAAAAGATGTTCTTCAAACTGAGGCTCAACAGAAACTCCTAAGAGGGATGATGAAAGCTGAATTTGATAGAATGAAAAAAGAAGGTGTTGCCCCTGAAGAAGCTGGAGAAGCAGAATAGTGGCTTGGACTAAAAGAGGCTATCCAAGTATGGCTAGAAAAGGCCGTAAGAATGGTAGATGGATAGACGGAAGTAGTCAAACTCATTACAGAAATAAAGCAAAAGCAAGTCCTGGTAAAGTTGTCCATCATTTAGATGGTAATAAATCAAACAACAGCAGGTCAAATGTTAGTGTTATTAGTAAGGCTAAACATAACAAAGTTCACCCTGAAAAAGGTGGAACAAGAAGATGTGGTAAAGGATATAGTTGGAGTAAACAATCAAAATCATGCATAAAATTAAAATAGTTGTTTCTTTTACCAATTTTTTGTTAACTTAACCCAACAAGTAGGCAACGCAATAGAAGCCCCCGAAAGTGATTTCCAGACCCTCAGTGACATAGAATCTGGAGATTTCTTTGAATCTCTGGATTCAAATGTAAATGGAGGTATAATAGATAGCGAATATTCGCAGTCAACCTCGCAAGATTTAGGTGATAACACACCAGCGAGCCCTAGCGGAGTTCAAGAGCAAGACAGCGATGTTTTGCAAAAGAGGTATAGTGATTCAAGTCGAGAAGCTAAACGCCTTAGTGGCAAGCTTAATGAACTTGAACCATATATGCCTATACTCGATGCAATGAGAGAAGACCCTAATTTAATTCAGCATGTGCGGAATTATTTTGAGGGTGGTGGTCAAGCACCAGAAAGTATGGCTCAAAATATGGACCTTCCGGAAGATTTTCAATTTGACCCTGATGATGCTTTTACTGATCCACAATCGGATTCAGCTAAAGTATTCGGGGCTACAGTTGATGGTATTGTCCAAAGACGACTTAACAATGAGTTAGGAAAACAGAAGACAGAGAACCAGAAACTTGCACGAGAAACTGCTTTTAGACAAAGGATTGATATGACCGATGATGAATGGTCTACTTTTCTTGACTTTGCTAAGAATAAATCGCTTGAATTAGATGATATATATTATCTTATGAAGAGGAAAGAACGTGAGTCTAATATTGCTGACAATGCTAGACATCAA